AGAGGTCTGTACCACTGGGGTTTGAGGTTTTCCTTCCTATCAATTTATAGTTTTGATAAACTGCCAAAGTCACTAGAGTGTAAGTTCATATAGAGCATTACTAGCAATATTAACCCCAGATGCAATTGCACCATAAGGCCCAGGTACAGCCGCTCCAACTCCACTAATTCTGCGAACAATATTGAGAACACGCATCCAAAAGCCCTCATTATCCATAAATGAGACGCCAATGGGAAGTTCCTTGATTATTGCGCGATACATGTCTAAAGCGACAGGATCGCAAGGAGAAAAAGTTTGATACTCATAGACACTGGAACCCACGAGAGATTGATACTCAACGCAGGCCCAAGTCTTAAGGATACAAGTATCCAAAGAGTTGGAACCGACTCCAGAGACCTTTATGCAAACTGCATCAAAATTTGCATCTAGGCCTGTGAAGCCAATTAAGCCAGACAATTGGCCAAAATCACCTAAGCCAACAGTTGTAGGGACAGACACAACTCTCTCTAGTATTGAATTGAAGGCAAAGCCATTACCTGTATTATAGGCGGCTGTATAGCAGCCTAAATTAAAGGGACCAGTATACTGATCAGCATTGGTAGCGTTGATGGATTGTAATCCAGCAACAGACCAAAGATCTCCAGTTGTGGTTGCTGTGCTTTGTCTTATGAACAGACTTAAAGGAAACCTAAAAGTTTGAACATTTCCAGTCCAGCTCATTGCGTTAGTTGTTGGAACCATTTCAAAATGATTCGAAACAAATCGAAACTTGTCCACTATGTTAGCACAAGATTCGGATGGTACTCCTGCGGAATTAAACAGATTATTAAAATCTGAATAAGGCACGCCAACAAAAGATGTTGCTGGGAGTATAGCCGAACCTGCTGCTACACTAGTGGTAAAGTAAGCGTAGCCTGGAACAGGCAATAATAGAAAGTAGGTGTCCCTACCTGCGGCAAAGGTGAAGTCGCTAATGAAGCGGTGCTTCTTAACTAAGCTCTTGCCCTCAAAGGAGTCAGGGACTCCTTTTACATCTGATCCTGAAAAATCAGGCGGGGCAAAAGCACACTTAAGAAAAGACATACCAGCAGCTGACACCCTAGGGCGTGCAGACTGCACCATTTTGTATGCCTGTTTGCGGGATATCCTATTGTTAGAAACCCCAGGAGCCTGAACCATCATATTGTTGGTTTTGCTCTTGTAAGGTAGCTGAAAAGACTTCGCTTTTTGTGACTTAGGCATCGGATTTTTCTTTTTATTCTGGTTCCGATTGCCAGAATTTGTTTTCGGGGAATTGTTGTTTTGCTTGTTAGGCATCACTTGGTATTATATAATGAGGCCCCTCCACCTCATAAAAACCCACGTCGATCAAGTCTTGTAAAATTGTTACACAATCTGGATGGTTCTTGACTTCATCTAGAAATCCGACCATAAACATTTTGTATTCCAGAAAACTCTTAGGAGTTTGGTGCAACAAGTTCATAACCATCTTCTCAATATTCATAGGCTGAGCCTCAAAAGTATCGAGTGAATAGAGATGGCTACAAAACTCAAAGGTCCTTCCTTGTCCATCAGGACTGCCAGAATCATTGATATTGTCATATGCCTTAAGTCGATATCCATATTCTAGATATTTTTCCTTGGCATTCTCAATTTTCTGCTCTAAGCAGTCATCACCTGCAGCCATAGCCTCATGGGCTCCTAACAAATCTGCAAGTCTGACTCTCATTATGGAATTTCCATCACTGGTTCTATAACCCCCAGAACAAACTATTCCTAAGTAATTGGGGGAAACTAAGGTTCCATCGGAAAACTGAAATATAGGCTTACATTGTAATAAGGATTTAGCCCTTAATACATGAGCCCAAGTCGCAGTTGCATCAACTGAACCATAGTTTGTAGTCAACTTAATTGTCATCTCAGCATAGTCCATTATAGACCATTCTTCAACTGTAAAATCAAAGCCTTTCACATCACTACCACACATCTCCTTAGTTAAAAGGATCTGCTGCATCTGGTTGCACATATGATAATTATCATCTGAGCTAAAACCAATGCCGGGTTTAGAAGGTATTGTTTTCCAATTGGCGATATTTCTTTTGCAAGAATGTCTCGCGAGTAACATTTCAATCATCTTATCAATAATTGAAACTGACATAATAAGTCGAACTCTACCAGTTTGGATTTTATCTAACTTGTGTGGCTCATTCTTTACAAAAACCCGCACAGGATCCATAAAACCCCTTTCAACGCACTCTCTTCGCGTCATATTCTTCATATCCTCCAATGAAGTGCCCATAAGCAATTCAAGCCTATCAAGCACCATTTCATTAAACTGTTCACCCAAGTAGCTGAAGAGCTTATCATTCCTAAGAGATATCCTACTTAAAGGCACTCCTGGACTCGCTTCAGGCTTAACCTGGGTCTTCAATTCATCTATAACTTTTGAATACAAAGATCTGTCATAACAATTCCAAAAACTTGGTAATGTTTGTGAGATGTATTTTGGTAGTAGTCTTTTATCAGACTCTGCCAATTCTTCTGCGGTAGGCACCCTACATCCCGGGAGGCGCTGATCTACCTGTTGCCTGAAACTTATTTTCTCTGCTTCTGCGGAGCGCTCTGGCCAGTCGTACTTGTGGTACTGTGGCTTGATTTTACAGAGTGCTTCCCACTTTTCGCTGGTTTTATCTTTAGCGCAGGGGTGGAACTTGCAGATGGACTTTCCGAGGCAGACACTTTGTTCTGAGAAAGGTTCTGGATCTGTCCAGTTGTAGCAGAAGCCCCAGTCATTGCTGGGGCGTTGGAGTTTAAAGGATCCTCTTGTTTTGGTTCAGAAAAAGAAACAACTGTTTCTTTATTGGTATCAATAGCTCTTAGCTTGCGCTGATTTCTATTAAATCTTTTCCTAGCACTCTTGCTTCTAAACAAAACAAAGGATTCGCTTGGCTCCTTCTCTTCTAAGATGGTCGGCAATTCTATCATTTGATCTAAACATTCTTGTTCTACCTTGGATAAAGGCTTTGCCGTCTCTTTTCTATATAAGTTTGTATTGCCCAATTCCTCTAATGGGGCAATAGTTGGTTTGCGGACTCGAGGCTTTCTCTCTGCATCTTTTGGTCGATGCGTGGTTTGGAGTCCGTGTGGATGATTGGATGGTGATTTGACAACTTCAAAGTTGACTAGACCTACAGTGGCAACTTTCTTCTCTGTAGCCCAGGACTTGTGAGTCTCAGGGTTAATTCGAATACTGTTGCTCTTCATGTATGCTTCTAGCACAGGTGTACCCATAAGGCGTACTCTATCTTTTTGTGGTGCTACAGGTGTATCTTCTTGTGCAGCTCTAACTAGAACTTCACAGTCATATTTGGACGAATCCCTTCCGCAAGGATGGGATGCACTCTCTGTACAACTTGTACCATCACAACTAGCTTTCCAGCCAATTTGGGCAGCGGTCTTTTCACCGCTCTGTTGAAAATGATGGAGAGTCTTCGCATCTATTGGGACGCGTAAGCCAGGTCCATCACCACCTTGAAATGTTATTTGCCATCTTTCATTGAAAACATCATAATGATATGCTGTGTTGCGAACAACTTTCTGTATCTCAGTCATGTCATAAACATTCATTTTTCCTGCCTTTAAGGCTGAAGCGACCATAGCACAAATTTCTTTGAACCCTGATACTTTCTTCAGCTCCTTTGCAATAATATCTTGAACAACTGTTGGCAAAACATTTTTATCATCATGAAGAGCTTTGACTTGTGAATCAATAAACTCTTTCATCTCTTTCTTGCTTCCAGCAGGCTCAAAACTAAGTTGACATTTCGAACAATTATGTTGTAATTTCCAATGTAAACAACCACATCGCTTGCAAGTCCATGGACTTTCTTTGATAGAAATCGATTCTTTTCCAAACCTATTTGAAATGCCATGTTTTAAATTATAAGACGCTCGCTTCCTCTGAGCTAATCGAATCAGTCGAAACCCGTCAGCGGTATTTTCTCCTTCTCCATATTTAATCTCATCAGCAGCATCTTGTTCCATGTCCAATAAGGCTTGCTCGTCAATTTTATCAAAATCTTCTTGCCAGTTCTTGCCACCTTTTCTTCTTGCGAAGTTAAGGTACCTTTCTTCCAATTCCTCTTCTGCTGCATACTTGTATCGGTCACCCTCTTCATCTTCTTCCTGATCATCATACTGCTCATCATACTCATCATCTTCCCAAACCATTCTTCTTTGGTGTTGCATAAGATCCTCACTCGTTGGGGATTCTTTTCTGCTATTCCTAAAAACTGGTGGTACAACACCTACATTAAGGCAAGTTTCCGCATCATGTTCCAAATGAACTCCAATAATAGTACCTCTGGTATCTAAAATTGGAGCACCAGATGATCCAACAATGGTGCTTGCTGAGTAGGCGACGTGCCATGGTTTCTTTTCAAACAACTTGACAGCGGCAGTGGAAACGCATGGTTTCCCTTCATATAATTGATGTATGCAAACAGCTTCTCTAGGCATGATTCTACTTGACCAATGGCCTAGTTTCAAACCCAAAGCGCCGAAAACATAATCAGGAATTTGCATAATGACATAATCTAGATGAGTACTTGGAGATGCCACCAACACACGAGCGTCAATGGTATTTAAATCTACAAGCTTATCACCTCTTCGTAATCTAATCAAGGCTCCCTTGTTATATTCCAATACGTGGTATGCAGTTAAAAGACAATCTAATCCTTGAAATCGTATTCTTGCAAAATGTCCTACTATGTACCCATCAATGTCAAATTGACCTTGAAAATCAGGCAACTTATCTGTCTTATAAAGTTTGGAGCTGACAAGCATAGTTTCTTTGTGTTTGCCACCCAACGTTTCTCTCGTGTTGGGAGCAAGTGTCTTGGAAATTAAAATGTCCTCCACAGCTGTGGC